TTTATAAACTTTTCTTTAAGGACTTCAACTGATTTTTTTACCTCTTCAATCAGTATATTTCCCAAAGTTTGTGATATTGTGTTTTGAATGCAATCTTTTATATCTTTTATTGTTATATATTTTATTGAGTTAAATTCAAAATAGCTTTTTATAATTTTCTTGGTTAATCTGTGTTCAAGTCTAAGAATTGCTCCTTTGACTTTTCTCATATTTTTTTTATTATTTTCGTGACCTTTTGAGTAAAGTCTAATTTTCCAACCAACCATTGGCTGAAATATAAAACCTGTTGTATAAAATTTATTTTCATTTTGATTGAAGTTATAATATTGAACCTTATCTAAATCGTCATATTTTCTTGTAAGTGCTTTGAAGAAGTAACTTACAATATTATGAAATTTATAGAAATTTCCTACAACTTCTTGTGTAGTAAATTCAAAATATTCATATTTAACTTCATCTTCTGTTATTTCATAATCAATCAAACTATTGATTAATTTTATTAGATTATCTTCCACTATAATTTTTTTTACTTCATCAGATAATGGAAAAATATTATCATCTTCAAAAAATCTAGGGTAAGAGAAATCTATTTTAATTGTTGATATTTTTTTTACTTTTTTTTCTTCTAACTTAATATAATTGATATTTTTTTTATCAATTTTGTAATTATTTGTATGATTTGAAAGACTTTCTGAAAAAGAATGAGGAAACATTTTTTTTATTCTTTCTCTTACATACAAAATATCGGTCTGGACATCAACAAAGACACAAGCTCTATCTAGTCCATACATCAAAATTTCACTTTTGTTATTTCATCACAGTTTGGACAAACTATCTCTATTTCTCTTTTCTTAGGGTAAATTGTAACTTTTCTACCCCTTGCTACTCTGATTCTTTCTTCTGTTTCAGAGTATAGATATTCTCCACAACTGCAATAATTATGACCTATTTCTTTATCCGAATTCTTGGCTTTGGACATTCATACCAGCTCCTCCTTATTTTTTGATATGTAAGAATCTTAAATTGTTCATCATTATATTTTTTAGAAAGTTTCTCATAACCTTGTTTAAATGTTCTTTTATCTGAATAACAAAACTTACCAATAATGTTTTCATATTCAGCATCTTCATACATAACTTTTTCTTTTGAGATTATTTTTATTAGATAATTGTAGTCAAATTCATAGTTCATATTATCCTCCCAGTTTAAAAATAATCTTGTTGCTTTTTAGCTAAATTTTAACTAAAATTTTTTGAACTTCATTAACTGCTGCTTGTATATTATTTTTTAAAGCCTTTCTTAGACCCCAGTCAGTTGAATATGAAGTTCGCTTTCTAAGCTCAGAAAATGTCATATCTAAATCAATTAATTTTTTCTTTACTTCCTTAAAAAAAGAAGTATCTTGATTATCTTTCATAGCTTCCTCCTTTTTGACAAATATAACATATAGATTTATATTTTGTCAATAAGCAACAAAAAATATTTAGATTTAGAAACTTTCTTTAATAAAAAAATAGAGGTTACTAGCCTCCATTTCTTTTAATTATTAAATTCAATATTACAAATAACTTTTCCTAGTTCTCTAAAATTATCACTTTCTCTCACATATATAGGACAATCTTTTTTTTCATCAATAAGAAAAATTTCTCCTCTATTAGATATTTTTTTAGTTGCTATTATCCAACTTTTATTAAAATAAAATACTCCTATCTCATTATTTTTTATTTCAGAATTCTTTTTTATAATATTTATTTTCTTTTCTTTTTCTTTTATTCCAATTATTGTATTATCTTTATTTTTCTCATTTATTGGCAACGAAATAGTAAATTCATCTGAATTAGTAACATCAGAAAAATCTCCTAATGCCATTGATAAAGAAGAATATACTTTTATTTGTCGGATATTATTTATTAAATTTAATGGATCTTCTTTTATATTTTCACTTATATGATAGTTAAAATCATTTTTATCAAAATTATAATTTAAATTTTTTTCATTTTTTGGAAGATATCCAATTTTTTTATATACTTCAATAATATCAAAATCATATATATTTGCAAGGTGGCTTAATAATATTGGATTAGGTAATTTCCTTTCAGCATTTTCAATTCTTTGTATATCACTTTTTTCAGCAATTAAACCTCTTGATTTTAATTTTAATCTTAACTCTTCAAGTGTATATCCTTTTTCTTTTCTCTTTTCAGCTAAGAAATTTCCTAACTCTATCATTTCTTTTTCATTTAATTTCATAAAGCACCTCCTCAAAAAGATTTATAAGTTATTATATAATTTTTTTTATAAAAAAAATATAGTTTTTTAGCAATTTTTAAAAAAAGAGTTGCTTTTTGACTACAAAAGTGATATAAATATTTTAAGTTGTTAAAAAGCTACAAAATTAACAAAAAGTTTTTTAGCAATAAATTTATAAAGTATTTTTGTATATTAAACTGAAAAATGAGGAAGTGAGAAATGAAAAAAAATATTAAAAGAAATTTAGCAGAAAACAAATTAAAAATCATAGCAAATACTTATATAAAAAATAAGATATACGATATAAAAGATATAAAAAAAAAATTATATGGTCAATATTCACAGAATTTATGGTCAACAAAGTTATTATTACAATTTCTAATTTGTAGAATAAAAATAGATCGTATTTTAAAAATTGAAAAATCAAAAAGAAGTAGAAGAAAAATCCAAAGACTAAATATATTGCTAAAAAAAGATAAAAAATTAGGAGTTTTACTTTTTTCTTAAATCAAAATAATCTTTGAATAGTATGGCTCACAAACTGCTTTCCCTAGCATTCAATGCTTGTGAGCTGTGCTATTGAAAGATTGATAAATAAAAAAAGATAGCAACAAGATTTTAGTTTTTTTTGTTGCTATAAATATTAATTAATAAATATCTTTCAATTCTTTTATTTTTAAATCTTCTAATTTTTTATCACCAGCTATGTATAAATCAATAGCTGATAATTGTTCTTTTGAAAAGTTATTATTCCAAGAGAAAAAATTAGCAGATTTTACAGAGCTATTAGTATATTGAATAAATAAAATACCTAAAACTTGGTAATTTTCATTTAAAACATAATATTGAGATTCTTTTGTTTCATTATTAATTTCACTAGGTTCACCAAGTTTTTCTTTAACTTGTGATAATGTCATACCTACTTTTATTGGAGATATATTAGAAATTAAGTTTATCCCTAAGTGACCAACTATATTTTTATTCAAAGTTAAATTCATAGTTGGAATACTATTGTAATGAAGAGTTAATCTAAAATCTGAATTACCACTTTTGCTAAATAGACATAAAGAATTATAGTTAATTTCATTTCTTCTTTCAGATGTATCTGTTAAAGGAAATTTAAAATTAATAAAATAATTTTGATAGTTTGGATATTTTTTAGCAATATCTTCAGCTATTAGCTTCATTTCATCAAAACTTGGAATTTCGTTATTAACGAAATCTAAAGGTACATCTCCTTGAAGTTTAACTGTTTTAATATTTTGCTCTATCATAAAATCATAATTTAGTGTTTTTGATTGTGATGTTTCTGTCGTTATATTAGTTGATGTAGAATTATTTTCATTTTTTTCACTTCCACAGGCAACTAATAAAGATAAAAGTAAAAAATATATAAATTTTTTTTTCATAACAAACCCCCTCTAAAATAATAAAATTTCAATCTTTGAGTAGTATGGTTCATAAGTAACTTTCCCCAAAGTTCACTAAGACTTATGGACTGTACTACTAAAAGATTGATTAATCTTGTGTATTGTCTGGGACATACTCAATTAAGTCCTCGATTCTGCAATTAAAATATTTACATATTCTAGCTATAACATCTAATGAAAGTGTTTCTAAGTCCTTTTCTTTGTAGAGTTTGTCAAGAGGTGGTCTACTGACTCCAGTTAATTCTGCTAGATTTTTGATAGAATCTATTTTCTTATCTGCCATTAGATATCTTAGTTTAGATTTATACATATAGTACCTCCTATACTTTTTATTTTCTATATTGAATATTATACTTTAAAAATTTATTTTTTTCAATTTTAGATTATAAAAATTAATTTATAAATTAATTTTATTACTTGACAAATTAATTTATAAGTTGTAAAATTCAACTCAAAGATATAAAATATTTTTTTATAAATAAAAAAAATTATTTTATAAAAACAATTAGGAGGAATATGGAAAATAATTTATCAAGTTGAAAGAGAGTTAAAGAGCAGGTTCTTAGATTATGCACACCTTCTATTAAAGAATATTAAATATTAGGGAGGTTATAAAAATGGAAAATGAGTTTAAAGAAGCTGCTTTAAGTTTTTTGGAGGGATTATTGGATTCAGGAAAGGTAGAGTCAAAATCAAAAAAAGAAATAGAAGATTTGTATGAAAAATTACAAAAATCTAATATTTCTGAAGAATTGCAACATTCAATTTTTAAGACAATAGAGATTTTAAAAAAAGAATATTTTGATTTTGGTTTTACTGCCTACAAAAATTTTAAAGAGTAAAACAAAAAAGGGACACCGACCAAGACACCCCTTTTTCAAACCAACTTGATTTATTTAAAATCAAATATCTAGATTTTTTAATTATAGCATAATTATTATAAAATTACAAGATATTTTCTGTATTCCCAGAAAAATGGGAGGAAGATTTATGAAACTATCAGAACTACAAGAATTAATTAAAAAGTATGGAGATGTAACATTTCTTGAAATTAGAGAGGAACTTAAAAAGTTAGGATATCCTTGCAAGATTGCAGGTGAAAAAAATGCCTAAGAAAAAAGACAAAGTAGCTGATCACTTTAGAACAATTTATATTGTTACTAATGCTGATAAAACAATTCTTTCAGCTTTTACAAGTGAGGAAGAAGCTAAAAAAGAAATTGAAATTAAATATTCAATTCTTCCTGAAAAATTCAATATTGAGCTTTGTTCTTTAAATATTGATACAGAATTTGTAAAAGAAATTAAGAAAAGATTTTAGGAGGTTGGTATGAGAAGTAGAGAATACATAGAAAATAAAATAAATAAATTAGAAAAAGAAAGAGATGAATCACTAAAAGAATATCAAAAAAAATTGGACAATGGTATAGAAGATGAAACTTTATGGCAATATATCAGCACTAAAAAAATTGAAATTTTTACTTTAAAAGATATTTTAAGTGATTAAAAAATAAGGAGCTGGATAAATGCAAGAAAAAACATTTAAGCAGTTATTGATGTCCAGTAACTATTACACATTAAATAAACAAATTGTTAAAGAACTTGGGATAGAATCAGCCTTTTTACTAACAATCTTAATTGAAGCTAGTGATGGATTAGCAGATAATGAAGGTTGGTTCTATCAAACCATAGAAAAAATTGGAGAACTTACAGGAATTGGTAGACATAAGCAAGATAAGATAATCAAAGAATTAATTGAACTTAAAATTTTGGAACAAAAAAATAGGGGAGTTCCTTGTAAAAGATACTTTAAAGTCAACTATGAAATGATTGAAAATCTAGTTTTCCAAAATCAGCAATCCAGTTTGTCCAAAAACGACAAACTGGATTGTCAGAAAGAGACAAACTACTTTGTTGAAAATAGTCAAACTTGTTTGTCTCAAAACGGCAACAATAAAGAATATATAATAAATAACTTAAATAAAGAATTAAATCATAAAGAACACAATAAATCATCATATGATTTAGAAACAATAAAACGATGGTTCAAAGAAAATAAAATAGATTTTTCTAAGAAGCATGAAACTAAAATTATTGAGTTATTAAAAATTAACTCACTGGAATATCTTTTAAAACTCTTCCAGGAACAATTGGATATTTTAAAAAATAAACCAGGAGTGAAAAATATAGCTGGTATTTTCTCTAATCATCTCTTTAAAGGAAGCTGTGAAGTCAATCTTAAAGAGATTGAAAATAGAGAAATTGAACAGGAAAAATTAAAAAATGAAGAAAAGAAGGAGAGTGAAAAAAATGAAAAATTTCTTAAAATTTTTTGGGAACTTCCCTTAGAAGAACAAGAAAAGATAGAAACTGAAATTTTAAAAAATAATAAAATCAATCATTTTCTTGGATTGAAAAAGAATAGCACAGTTATGTATTACAGATTAATTGCTCCATTCATTTCTAAATATATTCAAGAAAAAAATTAACAATTTACTTTTGATATTTGAAAGGGGGATTATGGAAAAGCCAAAAGAAAAACCACAAATAGTAGAGGTAAAAGTTCCTAAGATAGTTGAAGTTGAAAGACCTACTGTAAAGGAAGTTGAGTGATATTATGAGTGAATCTATAAAAATTAATATGCCTTTTGAAAAATGGTGCAAAATTCAAAAAGATTTTGAAGAACTTAACTCCAAGCTTCCAGAGGACAAAAAATTAGATTTTGAAAAATATAAATATTGCTACAACTGGGGTAAATTATCTTTTGACTTATATTGTGTAGGAGTTGGAATGAAAGAAACACTTAGAGAGCCTGAATTTTATAACAAAAAGGAGTTTTAATAGTGAAATTACGTGGAAAATTTTATAGCATTTTAACAGGTGGAGTTTATAAAGTTTTAAATATAAATTTCCAAAACAGGAAGATAACAGGAATTAATTCAAATGAAGAATTAACTTTTGATTTTAACGATGTTGTCTGGCTGGAAAGTACAGAAATAAAAGAAGGTAAAAAATTCATCTATACAGATGATTACATTATTGCAAAAAAAGATAACTCTGTCATTATGAGTGGGATTGTGAAAAAACGAGCAGACGGATCATTTGCATTAGTTAATAAAAATTCTGGTCAGGTAATGCCTTTATTACAGTTGCAATATGAAGGGGCTAAATTAATTAATTTGCAAAATCACAAAATATATTTTGCAAGAAAAAATAATAAAACAAAAGAAAAATAGGAGGAGATTATGGGAGTCGTACTTGTAAAAAACAATAAAGGTGGAGTAGGTAAAAGCTGGATAGCATTACAATTAGCAGCCTACAAAGCCTTTCAAAATGAAAAAGTCTTGCTATTAACATCAGACTCTCAGAATAATGTTTTAAATTATTCTGGAATAAAAATTGAAGATACTAATAAAAAAGGACTTGAAGATATGCTGGAAGGGAAGAAATATGAATTAACAAAATTAAGACCTAATTTATTTTTCTTGCATCTTCAAGACTATAAGGTAAAAGGTAATCTTGATGAAAAGTTTAAGAAACAAATTAATAATCTAAAAAAAGAATTTGACCACATTATTATAGATGGTTCTCCAGTTATGGATCTGGACAGAATATTTGTTGATATAGCTGAACATATAATTGTTCCAACTTTCTTAGATTCAGTTACAACAAATTCTATTTTAAACTTACTTAAAAAAACAGATCTATCTAAGATTAGAGCTGTCATTCCAAATAGAGTAGGAAGAACTGCAATAGAGAAGAACTTTTATTCTTTTTTAAAAGAAAAGTTAAATCGTTCTGGGGTATTTTTATCTATTCCTATTAAGCAATCTTCAATAATTTTAAACTTAATTGAAAAAGGTACTTTGCTTTGGGAAAGAAGATCTCAAGAATTAGAGCAAATAAAAAATGTTTTTATAAAAGTGTGGGGTGAAATAGAAGATGAGTAATGAAAATAATGTAATGAAAGCATTTGAGGATGCAATAGCTGGAAGTCAATTAAGAAAATTTGATTTCGGAAGTTACGAAATTTCAGATGTTGAAAAACAACAAGTTGAAGAACATGAAGCAAAAATTTTAAATACTTTTAGAAAATATAAAAATAATTTATTTGATATCTGTAGCTCATTAGCTGAGATAGAAAAAATATTAAAACCTTCTGGAAGTTTTATGGCTTGGTATGAAAGTGCAGGTCTTACGAAAGATATGGTTTCTGTATTTCTAAAAAGATGGAACTTATATTCTTACTTTCCTGATTATAAAGATAAAATATTTAGTTTGTCAGATCAGGCTATAAAAGTTTTGTCTCATAATTCATTAGGTTTTGATGATGTTCAAGCAGTTTTAAGTACAGATGTTTTAAAAGTTAAAGAAATAAGAGAGCTTCTAGCTCCACCAAAAGCAGAAGAAAAAGTTGAAGTTAAAGTTAAAGAACAAAAATATTTTAATTTCAATAAAATCAAAAAAATGGAAAAAAGAGTTAAGAAGTTAAAAGATGAGGAAAAAATAGAATATAAAAAAGAATTGACTGAATATATCAACAGTCTACAAAAGCTTATGGAGGAACTATGATTGATAAAAAAACTTTAATAGAAAAAGCGGAAGGAATAATTAAATATAATGAATCATTAATTAATGATGATGCAGCTGTTGCTATGTTAGGAATTTCAAGAGTTGTAAGTTTAAAAAAGGAAAATGAAGAGCTTAAAATTTTCATAAAGGTTTTTAATAAATTAGTCTAAAAAAGACTTTATCATTTTACACTGCAAATAACTTGCTCGTGTTGATAAAGCCCCGAAACAGTTTTATTTTAACAGAAAGTTGTTTGCAGTGTCAATACATTTTAGGAGGAATTAAAATGAAAAATAATTTATTAGTATTGGAACAAATAGCAATGGAATTAGTAAATAACATCAATTCTAGATTTTTTGAAAGGGGATTTTATCATTTTCATGTTAAATCAGTAAAAGAAAATAATCCAAATAATATTACTATCAAATTCTTTGGTAGTAAATTTACAAATGAAAGTAAATACGATTATTGCAATGATTTTAATCATACTTATTATTATAATCCTGATTTTTGTTTTGCAGAAATAAAATGCCATGTGTTTTACGGTTGCAAAATGGTTATGGATAAATTTAATTTTGAATTTCCAGAATCTAAATATAGTGACTGGAATGAAGAAAAATTTATTAGATACATAAATGCTATAACAGGGTTAGATTTTGTAACATTAGAAGAAATGAAAAGGCTAGTTTGGTGTTTGGCTTTTCTGTCAGAAAGAAAAGAAAAATCAAATACAGATACAGGAGAACAAGAATTTTTAAAAAGAGAATTTAATAATTTTATGGAATTATCAACTACTGGAGAAAAACATATAGATAAGAAAGTAGAAATAATAAAGGAATACCTTCCAAAACTAGGGTTAAAAGAAGGGGAAGTAAATATGGATAATCTTACTTTGGAAGAAAAAAATAATCTAAGAAACACATTAATAAAGTATGTGGAAATCTTAGATAGAAGTAATAAAAATAATAATGATGGTTTTAAGTTTGTCCAATATATTAAAAATCTATTGGTGATAAATAAAAAACTTAATTCATAGGAGGAATAATGTTACTTGATATAAAGAAAATAGGAGAAAATTTTTACTTAGTTAATGGAGAATATACTGCAAGTAGTTTTAATGAAGCAGTTGTAATAGCTTATGAAAAGAAAGAAAAAATAAAAAGCTTTGAAGTAGATTATATGGAAAATAGCTTTTGGAAAAATTTAAAAAATAAATTAAATTTTCCATTTGTAATTTTAGAAAGCTGGATGTGATTCTATGGATATTTTAAAAATAGCTTTGGCTGCTCTTATGGCAGAGAAAGGTGTCAAGAATGAGGAAAGCAAAGAAAACAGAGAAAAGGGAAATAAAAATAAATGAAAAAAAAGAAATTGAAATAATTAAAAAACCAGCTGATGAAAAACTTCTTGCTACAAAGTTTGCTACGACTCTTTTAAATATCTCAATTGTTTGTCAAAAACATAAAGAGGTTTGGGATAAAGAAATTAAAGAAAATGAAGGCTATATCAAATTTGATAAGTTCATGTTAATTAGTAAAACAAGAGCAGTTGCAGATAAAATATTTAATACTTATTTTGAGTCTGAAGATGAAGGAGAAGATGTTGAAAATAACTTATTTTATAGAGATGTGATTGGAAAACAAACTGAAAAATGTCTCAATGGAATTAGTGAAAAATTGATTTTGACTCTTGATGATATTAAACAAAGGCTTCCAGCAGGTTTCATGGGAACACTTGGTTCATGGGCTAGAATGGTAAAAGATTTAAATACTGCTAAAATGAGAGGAATTGCTAGAAAGATTGGAATTGATGAAAAAGAATTAAATAAATTATTTGATTTATCTAATAAATATATGAATTGGGTATATCAAGATATAGCAATTCCTGAATTTTTATAATTTTATAGTTAGGAGTTAATATGAATAGGAAAAAATATAGAAAAAGAAAACTTTTTAAAAGATATATAAAAGGTGCTTTACAAATAAGTACTGTTATAGATTTTTCTTCTAAATGTAAAAAATTAAAAAAACATTATGTAAGTAAAAGAAAAAATGATTTAGAAAGATATAAATATAGCTGGTATAAATTAGGAGGAAAAAATGAAAAATTTTAAAATGAAAGCCTGGTTAAAAAAGGAAAATAAAATGGTAAATATAATTGGAATAGATTTTAACT